GTCCAGCGTTCTGCAGCTGCTCGAGGCCGCTGATTACGACAGGCACTGCGAACTGCTTGATCTGGTACTCGGCTGCGCTGATAACGTCAGCTGCGGCAACAGGCAACAGGTCGTAGCCGCTGTAAAAGCCAGCGTTTGGGTTCTCGGCAAACGAGAGTTCTTCGAGGATGACGTTACCGCCAGAGAACGTGCGAACTTTGCCGCGCTGATTCAGGCGCTGAAGGATGGCGTTGTTCTTGGTGACGTTGTCTGCGATTTGACGCGAACGGGACTGAATGGTCGTTGCGACGATGTCGCTAACTGAGGGATTGGCAAATGCCATTTTGGAACTCCTAATGAATTAGACAAAAAGGGATTGGCTTGACGCCGGTCTCTTTGGCTGTCTTTCTCTGGAGTCCGTCGCTGGTGGCTCTATGGAGTCCTGCGTTGCGGTGGCTCACTGCCGACAACCGCTTACTACTCAAAGCATCACTGTGGATGGCCCGTAGGTTCGCATCAGTGCGTATTGATGTTTTAACATCAGGTATAGATAGTGACAACGCGAGGGAATTACCCTCGCGACTTTCTTAACGCCCGTTCTGTGCCCAGGCGCTTTCTAACGCCGACCGAAGATCTGCCGCACTAGAGCTATTAGACCCACCGGACGGAGCTCCTGAGACGCTGACTGAGGCGGCTCTGGCTCTTTGCGCGACCTGGTTGGTGCTCTGGGCTTGCGTGGCTTTGTCACGGTTGGCAAGGATTTTGCCGATTGACGGGTGCGACCTACAGGCTTTGTCATAAGCCTCCTCCAGTGAGAGTTCTCGGCCACGTTTGTGAGCCATTTCGATTAAGTCGGCCATGTCGTCTTTGACGTCCATCGCAAACTCATGGTTTGCTAGAAAACCTTGCACTTCATTGCCGGCCTGCCCTTGCATCTGCTGCTCTTGCATTTGTTGCATTTGCTGGAACTGGTTCATGAACTGCTTAACCGGAGCAATTTCCTGCTCAAGCTTTTGTCGCATCATCACTTCACGAGGGTCTTCCTGTGGAGTTTGCCCAACGAGAGCATGGTCTAGCGTCTCGATGAATCCTTTGCCAAAGCGGCCAACGCCGTACTGGTTGATGATTTGTGAAACTAGTCCTGCGAGCTCGGGTGCCGTGCTGGTGCGCAGCCTGGCCGCTGTGGCCATCAGGTTGTCGATGGCCTGGAATGGATTGCTGTTCTCTGCACGAATGAAATGCTCGTAGGGGGCGATGGTGCGCTGAAAGGCCTCAGCCATCTTGCGCGACTCGGCCGTCTCCTGCATCACTCGAGTGAACTCACCTTCGCGGCGAGCGATTTCGCCACGGACCTCAGCCGGCAATGACTGCCAGTGTTGGCGTGTCTCTGGCTTCCAGGACTGCGGAGCACGCTCCTCGCGATTTGCCTTGGGCTCAGACTTCGGGCCAGGCTGGATGCCTTCGTCGGGCTTCTTTGCAAACTTGCCAGAGGGATCGCGTTCGCGACTTTCCCGAGGAGTTTCCCCCTCGGGTGCCGCTGTCTCACTCTCCTGGGCCGCTGCCGGCGCAGGATCACTGCTCACCGTTTGGGACGGTTCGGGTGCAGCAGAGGTTTCAAGCTGCGAGTCGTTCTGCGCGGGCGCTTCTGATTCGCCCATCGCTTCTTCTAAGCTCTCGCGTAATGAGGTGGTGTTTTCCATAGGATTTTCCTTTTTTTTGTTTACGGCATTACTTCAAGTTCGCTGTCCTGGTTGGCACCAATGCCAACGCCAGCACCGACGCCCATCAACGGTTTTTTGCCGCGTAGGAAGTCAGCCAGGACTTGCTGATACGTTTCGTTTCGCTTGCCAGCCGTGTCGATGATGCGATCCTCAACGGCCTGCATGAACGTGCGTGGAGCTGTGCGCAGACCAGCCTCGGATCCAGAGCCATACCATGCGACGGCCTGGCCTTCAGCTGGCGCCATGCCACGCTTGGCTGCGATCTTTCTGTAGAAATCTTCAAAGGCTCCGTACTCGGCACCTTTGGGCGCAGCCTCCCAGAATCCTGGGCGATTAAGCGCTTCCTTCATCGTCATCTCGCCGTTCTCAAACATCTCTCGAGGGCGGTACGTCGTTACAACGCCGGCTGGGTTCTTTTCTCGTAACTGAGTGGCGAGCCATTGGGGATCTTTGGTCGCCATGATCGGGCCACGCAACGCCATGACATCAACGGTTACAGGGTCAAGGTTGCCCATCAAGTTTTGATAAAAGCGGCCAAGCTTTTTGGTTTCGTCCAGGCCTTCGCCAGCGGCAATCTCGTAAGCGCGTTTGATAATGTCTTTCTGCGCGAGCGAGCCATAGCCCTTTTCAAATTTGAAGTCGGGCGCGTCAGGCGTGAGCAAGCCTTGTTTGTCGGCGACCCAAGTAGCCGAGCCGCGCTTGATCTGACCGGGCACAGGGCTGCGCTGAGATGCGCTTGAGAGGTGCTGCATCATGCGAGCAAACTCATCGGGCGTCTGGCCGGCGTCCATTGCTGCCTCGTAGAGGGGGCGGGTGCCATACCACTCGCGCATACCCATTGCGTCACCGCGCATCATGTTGCGCTCGACAGCGCGTCGTGCTGCGGGGTTGTCAAGCAGCTCTTCGGTGCGCTCGTTGTAGACGTACTCACCGCCTTTCTTACGAGGGTTCTGCCGCTCTGGCAGGAACTGCTCTGTCTCGATGTATGGCGACTCGGTCTTGGGCAGGATCTTGAGGTCTTCTGCTTTGTTGACCACATAGCCTTTACCGCCGGCCGCTTTTGATGCAGCGATTTGCGCTTCTGCGTCCTCGATTGCCTGGCGAACTGAGGTCAATCCTTTCTTGCCTGGCGCGACTGCAAAGCTTGGCGCGACCGGCTCAAGCACTTTGGCCAGTGGCCCAGTGCCTTCGACCATCGCGTTGTCGATTTGCTTTGCAGCTGCTTTGGCCAAGGGCTTGATGCCAGCTTTTGCAAGCTGTCCAGCGCCCAATGCGTCCATGCCCAGGAAGGCCATGTCCAGCGTCTCGGGCTTGAGCTGTGTTGTCCAGCCACTGCCGCGAGTGAGCGGCATGTCATACGCAAGGTTCTCAAAGCCCTCGGGCGCCTTGCCCATCAGGATCTCGCCTGCACCCATGCCGCCCAAGAGCGGGACCGCCTCTGGCACGCGTGCGTTATCCGCAAAGTCTCGCGCTTTTCTCAATGCTTCAGACACTTTCAGAGCCCAGTCACGCTTGACTGGTGTCGCTTTGATCTCTGCTTCGGCCATCTCAGTACCCTTTCAATCTCGCGATGGCTTGAGCGACGTCTTGTCGCGACACGGTGCCACCGTTGCGTTGATAGTTCTCTCGAGCTTCTTTTGCCCGAGACCATTCGCTCTTGAAATCGTCGGTGGTAGCTAGTCCTGTGGCCTTTAAATAGGCTCTGTGTTTTGCACGGCTTGAGAGGTCTTCACCGTTCGGGCCGGTCGTGTTTGCATAGTGGGAATCCCCCCATAATGCTGAATCACCAACACGACTGTCAGGCACAAAGTCGTCGGTTACTTCGATGAGCTCCAACGTGTTTTTGTCCTGGATGTAACGACGCTTCATTTCTTCTTGCCTTCCATCTTTTCTTCTTTCGCTTCAGGCATGCCTTTCTTGCTCATGGCCTTGGGCATGATCCCAGCGTGGTACTCGCCCATCTCATCGCCTTCTTCCTCAATCTCTTGCTGAACAAAGCGGCCAAGCTTGGCAGGGTCACGCAAGGCCTTGATGAGCGCTTCTTGCATTGCGTTCTTTGGTGCGGGTAGTTCGATCTTTTCTTTCAAAGCGGTCTCCTGCTTATAAGTTCATGAGGATCGACTCAAGGTCATCCTCATCCGTGCTGACCACTTGTGGGCCGCGCATCATGATTTCGATCATCCTGGCCACCGTCGGATCGATCGGCAAGGGCTGCGGGATGAACTCGGGCTCGAGCTCGACTTCAATCGCGAGCTCCTCGACTGGCACCTCGGGCTCGGGCTCCCATTCGCGGCGGTAATGGAATTGCGGAGCCCAGCCGCCGCGATAGGCGTACTTGACGTTGATGACGTTGTAGACAACGTCTTCGCCCTCGGTGATCGTGCCAATGAAGACGTCTTGAATGTCGATGGCACTATCAACGGTGTCACTGGCTTCGGTGATGTTTGCCTGCAGACTGATTACTTGGGCAATTTGACTCGAGGTGCTATCAGGGCCCTCGTCAATGTCGCCAGATACTTGCTGAACAAGAGTGTCCCATCGGCTGTCGCCAAATACTCCCTCGTCCCAGCGAGCACTTATCGTCATGGATTGCCCTCAGTAATCGAGAGCGTGACAACGTCGAGAATCATGCCGGTGAGTAAATTCACATCGGTCAAACGAATCTCGCCCGAGCCGCTCAGGTTCGACACCGTGAAGTCACCGACCCATGCGTCGCTAGAGTCGACGATTCGCGCCCAAACGGCCGTGCCGTTTGCGACCACTGCAACATCTGGTGGGTCAGTAAACGTGAGCACACCAGCAGAGACGGTGCCGGCCGGTGTTTGAAGGTCAAACGAACCAAGCACGGTTGTACCGGCGCCGCCAGGCGCGGGCTTGGGTCCCGTGTACAGCAAGAGAGAGCCGCCAGATGCAGCGGTGTTAACGATCTCCATCCGATCGTTTCGGATGTCGGTGGTGTAATCAGGCATTGGGTGCTCCTGCAGGTAATGGGGGTTGAGGCATCGGTGCTTGTGCAGGCATTCCCTGCGCAGGCATTTGAGGTAATGCCGGTGCCACTCCGACCACCTTGCCTGTTTGATCTCGGACTACTTTCTTGGGCGCAGACATCATCGCGGCCAGCTGATCAATCCGCTGGGACAGCTGCCCAACGGGTGAAGGCTGCTGGATAGGTGCCGCTGGCTGCATAGGAGGCGCCTGGGGAGGCGTTTGACCCTGCACTGGCTCCACGCCTATAACCTTGCCTATTTGATCGCGCACGACGCGTTTTGGCGCGGCTACACCCATCGCAAGCTGCTCGAGCTTGCCCATGAGGTTCTGAACAGTCTCGCCACCGGCGCCCATGAGGCCACCGTCGACAATCGTCTCGAGCGGAATAGGAAGAGGCATGCCGATCATGGCCATCTTCTCCATTGCATCGGCTAGATCCTTGACGGCGCCCGCGCGTTTCTCCATCGAGGCCGAGCGCTTCTCTTCGACGTCGGCCATTTGCTCGGGGCTTGGGGGCGCTGGAGGCTCTTTGCTCTTTTGCTCGAGCGACGAGATTGCCTGGTCGAGGATGCCCTCGATTTGCTGGCTACCCTTGAAGGCAGACATGCCCCACTGGATCATGCGCAAGAGGAAAGGCGCCGAGCCTGGCATTGCCTGAGCCATCGGCATGGCGGCATTCAGGAATGCGCCCAGGCCGTTTAAGAACTCCATGCGGGACTCGCGCTCCGCTGCCCAGTCAATCGCCGCCATCGAGTCAGACTGAACGACTACGCGGTAGCGGCTGGCCACTGGCTCTTTAAGGAGCTGAACGGCCTGCGGTGCCAATGCTTTGTCGGGGCTGAACTGCACATTCGAGCGCATGAGAATCGTCTCAGGCGTGAAGTGCTTCATGATGATTTCGGCTTTGATCTGCAACGCCGTCTGGATGAACTGCGCAACGAAGAACTGCTTGAGCTGCAAGCGGGTCGAGCCAAACGAGGCCTTGATCTGCTGCGCAGCTGCGGTCTCGGACGCCTTACTTGCTCCGCGCATGATGTCGGAGATGCCTAGCACCTCGTAGATCTGTTGGACTTTGTCCGAGCGATACACGCGCAGGTGATCAATCGCGTTTGTGATCTGATCTAGCGGCACCCAATCGATCTTGCCTTTGACCCCACCCGACTCAGCAAACATCGCCCAGTTATCAACGGGGATGAGCTGATTTTCTGCGGCCTGCTGGAACATGCGACCGACAGAGTCGCCGGCTGCTTTGTCGTACACGCCGACAATCTTCGCGGCACGGGTCAGGTACTTGATTCGGGTGTTGATCTCATCAAGTTCA